CCGTTTGGTACAACTAGGAATTATCATGAAGCTTAAACAATTACAAGAAGCTGACATAGTCAAACCCAAGCGAAATAAAAAGACTCCTCCTGATGCTATGATCCAAGTTCCAGATATGGGAACCATGAAACATGAGCAGCTTCAGAAAAATGTAATCAGGAAGCTTGAAGATATGATCAAGAAAGCCAAGCATGGTGAGTATTATCTATTAAAGGATCAACAATTGAATATGCTGAAGGTAATGTGGGAAACATTGAAAGCTCACCAAGGGGATAAATAATGAAGCTTGCTTCAATGCTATTAGAAAAAATAGAAATTGAAATCCCAGGTGATTCATATAATCCACAGGACGATGGATATGAGTTTGTCTTGGTTCCAAAGACTGGACCCTTTGTTACAATCGTATCTATTAAGGGGAAGACATTTTATATCGATGGATTGAAACAGGCAAAATCAAGAATCATTGGCGATAAGCTTAGAAATACGGGTATATATAGTATTGCAACTTTTATGCCATTTGAACTATATAAGGCTGTGAAAGCAGGGAGATAAATAATGAAGCTGAAACAATTAATGAATGAGGGTGGCAAACACCAGGGCAAGAAAAATGGTCATGTCCCAAGTAAATACGAGACAATGACATATAAACAATTGGATAGATCGCTTTCAAAAATACAAGAGAGCCTCGGGTATACAATTCTTTATGAAAATCAAAAAGATGTTGAAAAACTATTGGATGCATATGTTTTTATTATTAATCACATGGTAGAAAAAGCTCAAAAAGAATTAAATTCTAGTGGGACATATAAAGGGAAATAAATAGTGAAGCTGAAGTTATTAATGGAAAAGGAAATGACGAACAAACAGCATATTGCTGCCGTCAAAAAAGAGAGAGCTGCTGAAGCCAAGTGAACAAAGAAATATCAGAAAATTTTTCTAGATATTACTGACGGTGAGGAAGTTTGAAGGGTTCCTGGACTATCAGATGCTGAACAAACGTTTGTTAATTATACTGAAAATATCGTTAACCAAATGCAAAAATATGTCTCGTCATATGACATGCAATGAAACATCATACCCATTGAAGATAAAAAAGTCATTGAAAGATTAGCCAAAAAGCTATAAAAGGAATAAATAATGAAACTGAAACAACTGATAACAGAAGCAACAAACGATCCCTTAAAGCAGATAATGTCTGATTGTAATAATTTTCTATACTATTATAAGAAAGACCACTGGCCAATGATGACAACAATGATGAAAAGAATTGACACAGATCTGCTTAAAAATAAAAAAGCTATTAATGCCATAGATAAAGATATAATAAAGAAATGGATAGGCTTATTAGACGGTGGTAAAATGGGGCTTTATGAGGTTGGAAAATTTTGTAGATGGTTTAAGAAAAACTATAAGGATAAAATTTCTGAAGGAACTCTCAATGAGGGTGGATATTTATCAGCAAAGACAGTAAAAGGACCGGCATCAAAAGTTAAGAAATATGTAAAAGATTTGATCGATACTGCTAAAAAAGATCACGGTCCTGATGCACATTATACTGGCGATTGAGATTCTGTTACTGGTATAAATATAATTAATAAAATGTTCAAAACAAAAGATGAAGCATTTGGTTATATTGAAGATAATGCTAACAAATGAGATAATGCTATTGCTGTTCAATTTGGCAAGAAGGGACAGTGAGCCATTGGTGCATTATTGTCTGAAGGAACTCTCACTGAAAAAGTTCGCCCTGGTGAACATATGGAATTGAATCGAGCCGATAGAAAGAAAATGAAAACTCGTGGTCATATGTCTGACAAAGAAGTAAAGGGAACATTTACACTAGTAGGTAGACCACAATTTGGAGCCGTTTCGGTTCGTTCGGATGTAACAAGAAAACTATATAAAAATTTATCAGGTGACATGTTTAATCCTGCACATATAAGGAATTACCTAGACACAGAGCTTGCAGGCACAAAATTCGGCAAAAAAGAATTAGGTCGATTTGACTATTAGGAGATAAATAGATGGCAACAACACTAGGATATTTAATAAATACTACAGGGTCTGCTCCAGCAGTATCTGAATCAACGTCGTTTGGTATTTATGACAACGATGTAACATTTCAGCTTGAAGCACCTCAAACGGCAAAGTGAGTTGCATTCAGACTGGGTGGAGTTCTTATGCAAGTTGAGCTAACATTTCCAGAAGTATATAATGCTTTTGAAGAAGCCGTCAGTGAGTATTCAACATTGGTTAATAATTCACAGATCAAAGATTGATTGCTTAACTTCAAAGGATTCACAACTGGATCTGATTTAACTAACACAAATCCACTAGCTTCATATGAGTATCAAAAGAGATATTCAGACAATATCATTGGTAGTGAAGTTGGTGTTGGTGGAGTATATGATTGGAAGACCGGTTCAATCGATCTTGTAGCAGATCAACAGTATTATGATGTTCAAGCATTGTGAGGTTCTGCTTCAGAATCAAATCAAAGACTTGAGCTTAAAGAAATTTGGCACTATCGACAGCCTGCTATTCAAAGAGGAAGAGCATATGGATCCGGACAGGCAATGATTAATTCAGAATTTGCAGGAATGGGATCTGTTGCCGGAACCGCTGGGACACAATATTTAGTTTATCCACTATATTCAGATATTTTAAGAGCACAGGCAGTAGAGCTGTCTGATATGATCCGTAAGTCAGGATATTCTCATGAAGTTATCAATAATGTATTACGATTGACACCCACTCCTACTGAAGCAATAAAACTTTTCTTTAGATATCGAATAAACTTTGATCCATTTACTGATGATGATAGATCGTCGCAAACAGACAGTGTTATTTCTAGTCCTGCTGACATTCCATATTCATTCTTACCGTATACATCAATCAACTCTCCTGGAAAACAATGAATTAGAAAATATACACTAGCAATTTGTAAGGAAATGCTTGCAAGGAACAGATCAAAATTTACCTCTATTAATATTCCTGAAAATGAGGTGACTCTCGATGGCGATGCATTGCTAAGTGAAGGTCAGGCAGAGAAAGAAGCACTGATTGAGCAATTTAAAGAATTCTTAGAAGGTGTGAGCAATGAAAAATTAATGGAATCTGAAGCATTACTTCAGGAACATATGGAAAATCAATTTAAGCACATACCAATGCTTCCAAGAATAGGATAACAATATGAAATTAAGAGATCTACTATTAGAGGTCAAAGTGCCTTATTTGAAAACCGAAAAACAGGCTCGAGAATTTATCAAAAGATTGAAACCAAATGATAAAGTTAGCGATGATGTTACTGCCATGGAGACTGGCAAGGTGTTTATGAAAAAGGGCGATAGCAAAAAGGATTTGAAAGATGCCATTGTTAAAGAATTCAAAGGAAAAGCATCGAACGAAAATGATATGAAGAAGTTCTATAAAATTAAAATAGAACCTTTTGATAAAAACATGTCGGCAAGTGAGAAGAAATCATATGAGAAAGCAGAAGCTGATTTATATGCCAAAGTGCCTTTAGAGATTGAGCGGAAAGATGGAAAACCTTTCACAAAGAACGATCAAAAAGTTTTAGAAGACTATGGTAAATGGTGGACTAAAGAATTGGCTCACTTTGGATTTAGAGGATGGGAATTCTTTGGATCATTCAAGAATAATAAAGTGGCACATGGATCACCAATCTTCTATTAGGAGTAATTAATGACAATATATTTTTCAGATAAAGAAAAAGCATTTTTCAATTCAATCAATGAAGAACTTATAGAAGATGTTGTTAAGCAGTTCATCGTTGTGTACAAAATTAGTGCAGCGGCTACAAGCACTGGTATCTATGGTTCGAGCTCAAATAAAACATTTGAACCAGGGATAAAGATATGATCATTGATTACTATTCTAGATCCAGAAGTAACTGTTGAGCCGGCTGCAGGAATCAAACAGAAAAGGCGTCTTGAAGTCACGATTCAAAAGAAACACCTACTAGATAATAGCTTTTATTTTGACGAAGGTGATTACTTACATTGGGATAGTCAGTATTTTGAAATACAAACAATAGTAAAACCTCAGTTTATCCAAGGACAGCCTGATCACAATTGGCATGTCAAGCTTACTGCAGAATCTGCTGGTGTTTCAGAAATAACAATTGAAGATAGGGATAAATACGATGCCTAGACAAGAGCAACAAAAGATATTAAATAGTGATCTACCTATTATCCAACAACAATTAGAATCTGTTGATGTGGCACTGTTGAATCATTTCAATGAGACACTTCAGCTATTTGCTGTTGAAAATAACCGAAAGGTCAGTCTTGTAACAACCATAGCACAGGCCGAACGGTGATTTCAAAAGAAACGCCAAAGAGAAAAGCGAGACGATAAGACTGAAACTATCTATCCTGTAGCCTCATTAAGACGAGGATCAATTACTCCCAATAATGACATGTTTGTTTATAACAAAAATCAGAGTACTATGATACCTGTTTCAAAAAGATTATCAGCTGAAAATAGCTATAAAGATAAGCCTGCTGGAACTGAAATCTATGAAGTTAAGCTTGTCTCACCTCCTGTTGCAGTTGATATCGATTATGAATTTACACTTCAAACAAAATATATGGAAACTAGTAACTCAATCATTGAGCAGATTATTGTCTATCATGGTAAGCAAGACATAGTCACTAAGGACGGTTTTACATTGCGAATGAATATTGATAGCTTTTCAGACAATTCAAACCTTGATGAAATTGCCACAGACAATATGCTATTTGAACATGTAGCATCATTCACTATTTCTTGCCTGTTATCTCTAAATATCAAGAGCAACATTGTAAATGTGAAAAAAGTTCGTACTCCAGCTAAATTTTCCTTCAGTGAAAAATTCGTATAAATATACACCCTCAAAAATAAATGTGCGGTAACCGCCTTTTGCCTTTTTTCTTTTATATTTATAATTATATTATAAAATTTTAAACTTTATTAGGAGAAAAACAAATGGCTAGTGAAAAAATTATATCTGCTGGCGTGTTCACCCAAGAAAATGATTTATCATTTTTCAGTAGAGGCCTTTCAGAGATTGGCGCTGCTGTAATTGGATGGACTAAAAGCGGACCTGCATTTCAACCAACTATTGTTGAAAGCTATGATGAATTCACACAAGTATTTGGCGGGAAAAACGAAGAATTATTTACACCATATTTGGCTGACGAATATTTAAGAAATTCTGGAAAACTTACCGTTACAAGAGTACTTGGTGGTGGAACATTTTCATACACAACAGTTGGCGAATTAAGTTCTGGTAGCATACTTCATGCAGTTATCAGACCTACTGCTTCAGCATCTGGAGACTTCATAATTGATGTCACTGGATCAACATCTGAAGTATCAATGTCGGCTTTCGACTTACACTTAAGTTGCTCAGCAGACGAAACAACATATACAAGCGTATCAATGAATCCTTCAGACTCAAACTTTGTTGGAAAAATCATTGGTGAAAATCCTAGAGGACCTGGATATTTCTACCTTGATACATATTTCAAAACTCAGATCTCAGCTTCAATTGCTATTGGTGCATTAATGCCAACAGGATCTGTTTCAAGCTCAACTTCAGCGATTATTACAACTACAGGTTATTCGCACGGAACATCTCCAACTATAATTTCACAAACATTCGGCTCTACAAATCATGAGTTATTCAACTTCCATATGTTATCAGACGGAACTGAATCTAATCAATTGATCAAAGCTGGTGTTTTTGCTGTTAAAGCAAGTGGTTCTGTACCAGGGTCAGACTATGGCTCATTTGGTGTAGTTATCCGTAAGTACTCAGATAATGATGCAAATCCTGTTATCTTAGAAACATACAACAACCTAACACTTGATCCAGATTCACCAAATTACATTGCACGGAGAATTGGAGATCAATCGGTCACAACAGCAGCAACTGGTAAGAAAACAGTTAATGGCGACTTCCAGAATATTTCTAAATACGTTAGAGTATCTATGGTGGTTGCATCTTATCCAAAAGATGCTGTTCCATTTGGATTTAAGAATTATAAGAAATATAATTCAACAGCTCCAGATGCAGTCTATGCATTATCACAATCATATGATTCAGATTATAATTCTCGTGCTTACTACGGAATTGATTTTGAAGATGATGATGTGAAAAACTTCAACGATGCACTGCCTACAACAAAAGCAAACAACTCGTCAAATTTCTTGCTGAGCAATTGCATTGGCTATGCTTCAGGTGTTTACACAGGTGCAATTTCATTAACATCTGCAATCGGTACTAAACAATTCATGTTTGGTTTCCAAGATGGATTTGATGGATTTGATCCACGTAAGCCAATTAGTGAAGATCGAACATTTACACTAGCAACCACTTCTGGCTCTGTTGAGTTTAAGAAAGCGCTTGATTCTACAAAGAGTCAGGATGAATATGATTTCAATATGCTTATCGTACCAGATTTAGAATATGGAAATTCATCATACGTAATTAAACAAGCACTTAGTGTTTGTGAATCTCGTGGTGATTGTTTCCTACTTATGGATCTAGGTGGAAAAACAACTTCACGTGATACATATATTACACGTACACAAGCGATCGATAGCTCTTATGCTGCTACATATTACCCATGGGTGCAAATCGGCGATGATGAAAATAGCAAACCAGTTTGAGTTCCACCTTCAGTTGTTATGGCAGGAATAATTGCCTACACAGATAAAGTATCTCATGAGTGGTATGCGCCAGCCGGCATCAACCGTGGTGGTTTAACACGAGTTATTAGAGCGTATGATCGTCTTGATAGAGATGATAGAGACGCACTTTATGAATCTCGAATCAATCCAATTGCAACATTTCCAGATACTGGTGTTGTTGCTTGGGGGCAGAAAACATTGCAAGTCAAAGCTTCGGCTCTTGATAGAATCAATGTAAGACGTCTATTAATCAAAATCAAGAAGACAGTTGCATCTTCAACAAAATACTTACTATTCGAGCAGAGTGACGAAGCTCTATGGTCTAAGTTTAAAAATATTGTTAATCCTGTATTGACTGGAATTTTGGCTAACGCTGGAATCTCTGAGTTCAAGGTAGTTATGGATGAAACAAATAATACTCCAGATGTAATTGATAGAAATGAAGTAAAAGGTGAGATTTTTATTAAGCCTAAGAAATCTGCAGAGTTCATCCTGTTAGACTTCAACATAATGGCGCAATCAGCGACATTTAATAACTAGGAATATATTTATTAATATATGCTTAATATGAATTTTATAAGGAGAATATAATGGCAAACGAAGACTTATTAAACCCAGGAAAATGGTCTGATAATCTGCAGCCAATGAGACAAGATAACTGGTTCTTAGAGTTTCCAGATGTAAATGGAAATCAAATTCCTGCTTATACATGTATGAGCGCTGGAAGACCAAAATTGTCAAATGAAGAAGTTGAAATTCCTTTCATGAATAACACCGCTTATTTCAAAGGCAAATCAAAATGGGAAACGCTAGACATTGTTCTACGCACACCTATTTCAGAAGCCCTTGCTTTAAGAGTCATGGAATGGATCATGCTTCACCACGATGCTGAATCAGGTGTTGACGGTTATAAGAGTGAATATGCAAAAGATATCACTTTGAAACTAACATCGCCTTTAGGAACAACCATTGAATCATGGAGATTGCACCAATGTTGGATCACCAATAGTGATTTTGGTAGTTTAGATATGAGTTCGGCTGACGCTGTAGAAATTAGCTTAACACTAAGATTTGATTACGCTGTGTTGGAATTATCACAGTAAGTCACTTCATATAGATCAAACAAATGAAAGCCTCTATTTATTTAGGGGCTTTTTTATTAGAGATATATTTATTACTATAACGAAAACTGGAGGTGTTTATGACACAAGAAGTAAAAAATAAGACATTTTTTGTTGATCTTCCGAGTGAAGGAAGAGCATATCCTCAAGAAAGTCCTTTGTATGAAGGTACTGTTGAGTTACGATATGGAAGTTCTGGGGATGAAAATATCCTATTGAACCAGCATTATATTGTCAGAGGCGAAGTGTTCGACAGACTACTTGAGCAGCTATTAGTAAATAAATCTATTGATATTGCTGATCTTTTAGTCGGAGATAAAAATGCCTTAGTAATTGCAACAAGACAAGCCATGTATGGAAACACGTATCCGATTAAATTGAAATGCCCTAAATGTGGTGAAGAGATAAACGACTCTTTTGATTTAACTCATTTACACAAATTCAAGTTTCCTGAAGATGAAGATTTCAATCCCAAACAACTGACATATACATCTGAAGCTGGAAATGTTTGAGGATTCAGGCTGCTTACAGAGGCAGATATCAAAGATCTTTCACAGATAGCAAGGAAGATGAAAAAATTAAACATTAGTAGAGATGGACAGGTCACTGTTACGGCAAGAGCCGAACGGCAGCTATTGTCTGTTAATGATATAACTGATGTTAACAAAACGGTAGAGTTCTTTAGAGGAATCTCTTCAATAGAGTCACAGGAGCTGAGAAATGCTATATTAGATATGACGCCAGACATCGACCTAAGTGTTGATTTTACATGTGACAACCTCATGTGTGGATATTCTGACTATATTGATATTGAGCTTAACTCAGACTTTTTTTGGCCAAAGGGCAGATCACGAACAAAACGTTCTAGAGGAAGTGTTTAATCTAGTATATTATGGTGGCTTTGGATTTTCAGAAGTTTGAAATATGCCAGTTCCTATGAAGAAGTTTTTCACACGAAAACTAATAGAAGCTAAAAAGGCGGAGAAGAAGTCATATGAGGAGAAATAAAGTGGCACAACTAATTGTTGAAGGAAAGATGTTTGAGGGCATTTCCGACATAGCAAAAAGACTTGTCGGAGGTTTGTTTTCAGGGAAGATTAAGAAAGTGAAACTTGGTGATGATAAAACTGCAAAAGGTGCAGGCCAAGCTTTAAAAAATATTGGAGCAGAGCTTGATAAGCTTGATAAGATATTTGACGAGAACCCTGAGTATGAAGAATTGCTAATGAAAAAATTGCGTGAAATTTAAATAAAAAATAAGTTGAAATAATGTGGCTAGAGGTAAACAAGACACACCAAAAGATCCAAATGCAAGTCAGCGAGAGTTCCTTAGAGTTCAAGAAGAGATCTTAAAGAAAACAGGCTCGACGGAAAAGGTTCAGCGTAGATTTTCTAAATGGACTCAAGAGGTTAGCTCTTTTCAACAAGATATTCTGGGCACTGTTACAAATGAATTAGACAAAAAGATAGAAATCATGAAGGTAACTAGACAGGTTGGAGAAACCCTAGCTACTAATTTTACACACAATCAAGAAATATTGGAAAGCTCTAGAGCCATCCTTGAAAACACTGACGACTATGTTAAGAGTCTTCAAGGGGCTTCAGATTTTGTCGATAGAGTAACAGGAAGTATTCCACTAATATCTGAAGCAATGCAGCAATCTATGGCTGATACAGTTAAAAACTTTTTTGCTCCTCAAATAGAATGGTGGAACGACCTTCAGGCAAAAGCATTAAAAATTTGGAAGTCTTGGGGAATGGGTGCAAAAATGGGACTCGTTGCTGTAGCACTAGCATTTGTAGGTGTTTGGAAAATATTCAAAGAGCTAGATGAAGCACTAGAAGACTTTATGCATACTCTGGGAAGTACTAGAAAAGAAGCAAATCAATTAGAAGATATGGCTTTAAATACGTACACCAATTATGCAAAATATGGAGTTTCCCTAAGTGAATCATTAGATATCACACAGGCTATTGTTGAAGAGCAAGGTCATATGGCTGACATATCACAAGAGCTTATTAGTCAGGCTGCAATAATGGCACAGGCATTTGGAATGTCATCAACTGAAGCAGCAATCTTGGTTGATCTACAAAAAGAGGCTCTTGGTCTTACAGATGCACAAATTATTAATAATGCTAAAATGGTTAAAGCTACTGCTCAAATATACAATGTTGGTGCCGGTCGTGTTGCTAGAGATTTAGCAGATTCTGCAGAAGAGGTTGCTCTGTTCTCTGGAGCCGGTATGGAAAATCTTATAGAAAGTGCAGCATACGCAAGAAGACTTGGCGTCACATTTAAAGAAATTGCCACAATAGCTGAATCATTGTTAGACATAGAATCATCAACCAGTGCTGCAATGCAAGTACAGATGCTGACAGGAAGAACAATAAATTTAAGTCAGGCTAGAAGCATGGCATTGAATGGTGATATTCAGGGTGCTAATGAAAATATTTTAAATCAACTTGGTTCTCATGCAGAATTAAGTCAGGCTGATTATTTTACTAAAAAAGCCATCTCCGAATTATTAGGTACTGATGCAAAAACTTGGCTTTCAATGAAGAACGATCAAGAGCAGATTTTAAATATTTCAAAAGATACAAAAAAGATTTACGATTCATATCTAGGCGTTTCATTAGCTGAAGCATTAGATGTGAGCGAAACACTTGGCAGATTAGGGAAACTGAAAGCTCAGCTAACTTCAATATTCAAACCTATTCTCTTACCATTAGTTAAGGGATTCAACTTTTTTTTAGATGTACTAATCAATATAACTGATGCAATAAATAGGGCTCAAGATGGCTGGGGCGAATGGTCTAAAGGATTGGCTAATTCTGCAATATCTCTTGTTGGAATCTCTGCTTCTATATTTGTTCTCTATAAAGGATTCAAGCTCATGTCTAAGTTGAGCATTTTTGGAAAGCTGGCTAAAGGAGCAGCATCTGGAGGTGGTCTAATAAGTAAAGGGCTTGGACTTGGAAAAGGAATGGCAGGAACAATGCTTAAGGGAGCGCTTGGATTAGCTGCATTAGGAGTTGCATTAATCCTTGTAGGAAAAGGTGTTCAAATGTTTGCCGATGTTGGTATCGATCAAGTTCTTGTAATGACAGCAGCATTAGTTGGTTTAGGTGTTGCTGGAGCACTACTTGGAACCGTGTCAGGACTGGCGATTGCTGGAGCTGTTGGATTAGCTGCACTTGGAGCTGCTTTATGAGTGGTTGGAAAAGGAATGCAACAATTGGCCAACGTTAATGCTGATCAACTTTCAGCAATGATTGTTCCATTATTAAAACTAGGAGCTGTAGGTGTTCTATTAGGAGCCTTTGCTCTTCCTGCATTATTAGGTGCTGCGGCTTTAGCGGCATTAGGAGTTGCACTTACTATTACTTCAATTGCTGCAGAAAGATTTTCCAAAGCAATCTTTTTAACTCCGGCAGAAGGAATTACCAGACTGGTCCAGATGCAAAAAGATATTGATATGTCGCACATGAAATCTGAATTGGAAAGTGTTGTTGATCCTATACGTGAGCTAAATAAGGAATTTTCAGAATTGAATACAAACATTTTAAAGCTTAGTAAAATGAAAACCAAAGATATATTTGGTGGATCAAAGGGTGGAAGAAGCTCTCAAACAATAAGACAGCCTATTAAATTAGAAGTAAAACTAGATAAATATACTATTGCAAAAGCAATGGAAACTGTAATCTTAGAAGGAAATTAAAATGCCAGATAGTCCAGTATATGAAGTTGATCTTTCGCCTGTAATTAGATCGAGCGATAGCGGAAGTCAATCAGATCCTAATCTAGTTGGGACTCATATTGTAGTAGATACTGGTGGAACCGATCCTAATATATCCGGAAGTCATGCTGCTGATAGTGGAAGTGTTGCCGATGTAATATTTACAATTGATAGAACAGTTGTAGAATTAATTCAGACTATTGATTCTGATTACTATGCTGCAATTGACAAAGCTCATCTAGAAGGATGACGTCAAGGCAGCAACGATGAAAATGGTGAGGGAGGATCAAGACTCGTTGAAAGACCATCAACTCCATTTACTGAAAATGAGGCAAAGCAGACAAAAGATGTCTTAGATAAACTATCTAGCTTCTTTGGCGCTGACGCACTTAAGAGAAGATTATTAAGACGGGTTGATGAAAAAATTTATTATGCTACTTCTGCAGCTAAAGCATGGGCAAGAAAAAAGGTTGCGACAGCTTTCAATGATGGCATTAATAAAGTTAGAAGCACAAGTTATTATACTGGAGTTGAAGCAGCAGTAAAGCAGAAGATAGATGATTGAGTTCCTAAGTCGTTAATTAAACCCAGTGGGAAGGGTCGTGAACAGCGAGATAAAGATGGCACTAATTCGTCAGTTCGAAATAGACTAACAGGCGATCAAGATGCCAGTAATCAAAATCAATTCAACTCGGGCGTATCGCCAAGTATGGGTAACGACTGGCTATGGGGAGTGAATCATCCTGCTATAACCTCTAACAAAGAGTTAAATTTTGAACCAGGACCTGTTAAGCCTAGCGATCCAATTATGACAAGAGTTCCTATGCCATTCTACTTTGTTGATGTCAGAACTGACAATCATTGCTTTTTCAATGCTACAATTTCAGATTTATCCGATTCATATTCACCAAACTGGACACGTGAGTCATATTTTGGTAGAACAGAAGGAATATCAAAATATGTAAACACAGATAGAACGATTTCAGTAAACTTTACAATTATTGCAGATGATGCTGATGATTTAGAATCTATATATAAAAAATTAAACTGGCTAGCTCAAGCCGTGTACCCAAAATATAAAGAAAACAGTGCTGCATATGGATATGAAAGCTCACCAATCTTACGAATGAGAATTGGAGATTTAATAAAATATAATTCAACAGGAATTGGCGGATATTTAACTACACTGGACTATGCATACAGCATGGATGCCGGTTGAGAAGTGACAACTGTTGGTAAAAAGGTTCCAAAAAAGATTGATGTATCTATGGCATTCACGGTTATTCATGACTTCATGCCAGACTTTGGTTCTACATTTTATGATGTAAAGGCGGTAAATTAAAATGGCAACATCAAGATATACAAATACTAAGACGACTATATTCAACAATACTAGATCCAGAGAGATTGGAACTAATGTTGTAATCAAAGCTCGCGATGATGATATTCTTATTCGATGGACCGACAGTGTTTCAGCTCGAAAACTAGCTACTCAATATCTTGGATCACCAGAATATTACTGGGTGATCTTATCATTAAACAATGTGTCACTTGAGAGTGATTTCGTTCTTGGTCAACAGCTTAGGGTTCCTAGACATATTGGCTCAATAGTGTCAGGATTATAAAATGGCAGCATTACTAGAAGTATTTCAGCATGGAGAAATGGAAGAAGATGCTCAAGCCTGGTGGGATGAATTTAAATCACTAAGCACCATTGAACTATCTGAGCTTTCCCCATTTATTAGAATCACACCCTTGATAATGATAAACACCGATATCGTTGAACACAAAGTGTCTTCTTTATTAACGATGTATAAATCTCAAATGAAAACCGATGGGTATACAGGAGGATATGCACTAAAAGGCATGACGATGAATGTACAAGATACTGTTGGTGCTACATTTGAGATAGTTCTTGAATTTCAGATCTTCGATCTTGAGGTATTTGAAAAGTCTTCAGATTCTGGACTATACTTTCTATCAAATTTAAACTCCCGTCTAAAATTAGAATTTGGGTGGGGAAAATATATGTGGCCTCTAGTAGAGCAGTCGCATGCAACGGTTGTCGAAAAACATGCCGGCAAGGGTCAAGAACTTTATTGTGCTGTTGTCAAGGCAAATGTAGGAATCTCAGACGAACAAATTATTACATTTACTGTAACGCTTAGAGCTCCAAGTTCTCTTCTCATGAAACAATGGAGAAATGATTTTGGTTTTGACTTAAATATGGATGCCATGAAACTACCTGTTGCATACTTCAAGAGGAAAAAGTGGATGACATGGCTAACAGGTGCTAGAGATGTTGTGTCTGCAGTTACCTTAAAGACACTAACCGATCATATTACTAGATCTATCCAGACAAAATTATATAAAGTGGGAATGAATTCTCAAACTCCACCGACGTTTGATGTACGGCATCCCATTAGCAAGCTACAAGTCTTAAATCCTTCTCTAGATCCAGACATTGGTCTTGCTGAAGAAGGAGCTAATGCAACGGTTGGTGACATTCTCATTTCTACTGATTATCTTAAAGAAGCGAAAATATCTACAAAAACCTCTCAACTATTTATGAAAGAAATAATTGATAAAATTAATTCGGCTGGTGGTGGAGCACTGAAGTTAGATATTATTCCCTCATTGAATGGCTCGATCCTTACAATTTCAAATGTTGCAAGTCCCACAGGTAAAGTAAAAGCAAATGGAAAAGTGGAAGAAGATATATGGTCAATTAGAGATAGATATCTAAAGCTCAATTTTGCTGATGGAAATTCACTTGTTCAATCAATCACATTCAATTCTGACATTGAAGCTGCTGCAACAAATGTACAAAATTTTATTCAGAAACAAGGTCTCGAAAAGGCATCAAATCCAGAGCTTCTTGCTTTTATGTCTTCATGGTATGAAGATACAGATACGTGGAAAACAGCCACCGGTGATGAGCGAATGAAGCTTCAACTTGATTTTGAGAAGGATCCTAGTAATCTATTTAGTCAAGTATTGCAACTAAATAAAGAGCTTGAAAATGCTGAAGAGATGAGAGCTGAGTTTGCAGCCGTAGTGGAATCGCTTGTTGTGTTGGACAACACTCTGAAATATCTTCCTTATAAGATGGAAGTGACAATAAAGGGAGTTTCAGATATGAACAAGGGAACGAGAATATTACTGGACGAGACTGTGGCAATACCCATATTTAGAAGCACAATATGGAGAATCGTTGATATAAGCCATGCCCTAGATGATAGCTCATGGACAACTACATTTTCTGCAATTTGTGAATTCAATAATGAAATCAATAAAAAGAACATAGAGCTAGAGGATAGTGGGCGTAAGAAATTTAAACAATTTGGAGATAAATTTGATCATGTATCTAAGTTTATATAGATTAACTTGTCTTTTGAAGAATCTCACTTTTATTTAAAATTGTCCAACTAACTAAAACTAATCAACAAAAATAAGGGTTACAATAAGATGATCAATATTATAGATAATAGTCTAGAATATGACAGTATGATTTCTAACATCACAAAAACAAGTAAAATATATCTACAAATTTCATCTGGAACAGATGAAGACAATTTTCTTTTTATCCCTGAAAGGGACATCTTATATGTTATAGATCAAGTCTATTTAGACAAATTCACCTTTGATATAAAATTGATTGAGACAGATATCTATCTATATAATACCAGACTTAACATAGCCACAAATTCTACAGTCATTGATACTGATGCTCTATACTATTCTATATTCAAAGTAGAATTGAATGAGTCAAATTTAAATGAGAATAATATTCCACTAAAATTAGCACAGACTAGAGTTAACAATTTCATACATACCAGAAACAGTGAAGCTGCCATTATTCCAACTACCTTAGCTAGTGAGTACTACTATTTATTATTCAAAACTCTTAATGGTTTCATAGAAGATTATAAACATGCTCTAAATAATCCAGAATATGTAGCTTTCATTAAGAGAAAGAATGCATTCAAACTATTAATGACATCAGGTGTTCATGTAAATAATAATCTCATAGAAGGCATTAAAGAATCAGCATATTCATTAGAACCCACTATCCAGAAAACTGTAGATACCTTAGGCAATAATAAAGATTCAATAATATATCCAGAATTTAATTTTGCTAGATCTCCAACTGGTAGAGTAGCTTCATCTTATAATAGTCTAAACATGATGGCCTTGAATAAATCAGATGAGACCAGACTGTTTTTTAATTCTAGATTCAAAGATGGATATTTAGTAGAGTTCGACTTTGATGGAATGCATTTAAGAATAATAGCCAGCATTCTAAATTTTGAAATTCCATTAGACATTCCAGCTCATAAATTTATGGCTACAATATTTTTTGACAAGCATATAGATGATATAACTGATGATGATGTTAAGAGATCTAAGAAGAAGATCTGGTCTATTCTATATGGGACTATATATTTTGATCACCATTTTATTAAAAAGATCAATGCTTTCAAGGAGTACAAAGTTCTCAAGACCAAGACTCCACTTGGAAGGAAAATTGATTTAGGTGTAGATGAAGATAAGAGATTCAACTATTTCATCCAGAAGTTTGAGGTCGACTATATAACCTCAGTTCTATCTAATGTCTCTAAATATATTATTGATAGCAGGATAAAAATGAGACCTGTGATCTATCAGTATGATGCTATTATATTTGACATTCCACCAGATGAGATAGGCCAGCTAAAACACATACAAGACATTTTAGAAACATCAATCGAGGGTTTGCATTTGAAAACAAAAATGAAAGCCGGTAAAAATTTTAAAAAACTACAATTATTATAAGGAGTTAGTATGAAACAGTTCCAGTTACTTTGCACATTTTCTACAGAAAAGCTTGTAAATAGAAAAGTAGAAGAAATCAAAAGCAAATTCGAAATTCAGAATGATTCAATATTCATTTTACAGAGCACATCAAATAAAGACGACTGGTACATTACATACAATGCATTACTAGCCTGAGACGATAACTACAAAGACTTGGTTACCAACACAATCAATATTCACAGGAATAAAGAAACCAACACTCTGTATACAATCAATGCTCTCAATGAGGTGATCAAGAATTGCAACAATGGAGTTCTAGACACTAACTATAAAATCGACTGGGATAATTATAGAAACTCTATTTTGTTATATAGAAATGAGATGCTTTTGACAATAAAGACAAAGCTCAATGGAATAATAAAATGAGAAAAAATTTAAAAATAATTGATCTTTTGTAGAATTTCATTATATTTATCAATGATTAACAAATAACAATTAAACCTATTAAAACAAAACGAGGAGAAAAACAATGGACGTAAAAGCCGTAAAAGAACGTCGTAAGCAATTCGCTGACAAATTCAAAAGAAATACAGACATATGGAAAGCCCCTAAGGGCACTCATGATGTAAGGGTCGTTCCTTATATTAACAACTCTGCTGACCCATTTGAAGAACTATGGTGGCACTGGAACATTGGCAATCGTGGTTTTCTTTGTTTAAAGAAAAACAAAGGAGAAGATTGTCCAATCTGTAACATGGCATCTGAAATGTGGAAATCAGAAGAAGATGAGGATAAAGAAATTGCAAAGAAAATGTTTGCAAATGTAAGATTCTATGCTCCTGTCTTACCAAGAGACGCTGAAGAAGAAGGTGTTAAATGGTGGGGCTTAAGTCAGACTCTCTATGATGCATTGACAAGTGAAGTATTGCTTGATCAGGTCGGAGATTATACTGACATAGAAGCAGGCCGTGACATTGCTGTCACATTTAAGACAAAAGAAGAAACTGGAAATGATTATGGTAAAGTATCAGTTGATGTTAAGTTTACCACATCACCACTTTCTGAAGATAAAGAGGTTGTTGCAAAATCACTCAAAGAGCAACCAAGTCTTATTGAAATGTACCCCTACAATACTGCTGATGAACTAACTGAAGTATTAAGAAAATGGCTATTCCCAGAAGATGCTGAAGAAGAGGCTGCTTCAAAACCAGCTGCTAAATCTGCACCAAAGGAAAAGGTCGAATCGCTTAAGACTGAAAGTGAAGATGATTCAGCCGGTACTGATGAAAGTTTAGAAAACAAATTCAAAAAACTTCTAGACTAAACACATAATAATATAGAGACAGTTTTGAGCTAATCATTACTGTCTCTATTTTCATTTAGGGAGATTTCGCTATGGACAAAGATGTACGTGATAAATTAGTTGATGGAATTTTCTCAACTTTAAATACGAAATTCAAAGATACAAATCAAAAGTCATTCCGACTATCTGATCCTGATTCACCAGAAAATGCTAAAGAGTTTTGCTCTACTGGGTGTACTCCCCTAGACGTTGCAATATCAAATCGTGTGGGTGGAGGAATACCATACGGAAAGATCACAGAACTTAATGGACTAAACTCATCTGGAAAATCATTGTTGCTTGCAACTATTTTGGTTGAAAATCAGAAGAAGGGCGGAATATCAATATTCTTAGATAATGAGTTTGCTGTAGATGGAACTTTTTATGAAGCAATTGGCATGAACCTAGATCAACTAGTGTATTCACAAATTGAATATATTGAAGATATGCTTGATGCGATTACTGAAATTACACTCAAAATAAGAAAAGAAAATCCTACCATACCAATTGCAATTGGATTAGATTCTATTGCCGGAGCAAAAACGAGAAGTGATGCTGAAGGAATGGAAAAGGGTGGATATAATACTCATAAAGCAATTATCTTATCTCAGAAGCTACCCATAATTGTAGCACTTTGTGCAAAACATAATATTGCCTTAATAGCTACACAGCAGCTGAGACAAAAAGTTGGTGGAATGGGATTTGGCGATCCATATGTATCTGCTTCAGGTGGTATGGCATTGGCCTTCTTTGCTTCTGTTAGAATCAGACTTGCAACTATTGGAAAAATTAAAGCAGGCGATCTGGTTGTTGGAGTTAAATCTAGAGCCAGGGTAGAGAAAACAAGATTAGGGCCTCCATTTAGGGAAGCCGAGTTTGAAATCTTTTTTGACTCTGGTATTGATGATGCTAAATCCTGTCTTGAACAGCTAAAATTCTATAAAGTTGTTGAAGGAACCACATGGAAAATCTTCAAAGAAGATCTACATTTACCAGGGTTTGATCTTGAATGGAGAGATAAAGAAACACATTCAAAAGAGGCTGTTTTATTGATGTCGCCAAAAGGTAAAGCAATAACTACAAAACCTGATGTAGGATTCTATCCCAAATTTCAACTTCCCACTTGGAGAAACATGATGAGAGATGAAAATTTCAGACGAGTTGTTGCAGAACAAATCACAGACCTCAGCGTCAGAAAATATGCTGGCTATATGGAGAAAGACGACATGACAACATTGGTCACAACTGAAGATGAAAATGCTGAAGTCGTAGAGGAAGCAAAAGCTACTAAAAAAGAGAAGCTTAAAGCAATCCTAGCCAAACAGGGTTCTAACTCAGAAAATGGTGAATAATGTGAAACAATACACCACAGACAAGCATAAGAGATTATTAGGACTATTTGATAAGATAACAAAGCTTGATCCAGAAAGGGAGATCCATGATAAAATTCTTATTGTGGACTCTCTTAACCTGTTCATTAGAAGCTTTTGTGTTGTATCTACATTGAACCCAGATGGAGTTCATGTAGGAGGAATACAGGGATCTCTATTGAGTCTTCAATATGCAATCAAGAAAATCCGGCCAACCAAGATCATAATGGTTTGGGATGGACGAGGAGGATCTGATGCAAGAAGAAAAATGTATGATGGATATAAAGCAAATCGTGGCAAAGGCTTAAAAGGACTCAACCGAACTGTTGAATGGCTAAGTCCTGAAGAGGAAGAAAAAGCAGCAGTCAATCAAATCAGTCGATTTGGTCAGTACACTGAAAGTCTTCCTGTTGCATCAATATCAATTGATAGAGCTGAAGCCGATGATGTCATTGCATATATTTGCAATCAAATGTTTCCAGATGATAAAAAGGTTATTATGTCCACCGATAAGGATTTCTTCCAACTCGTTAGTGACAAGACAACCGTTTACCGCCCCACTACTAAAGAGATAGTTGATCGACAATACTTGCAGGATAAGTTTTCAATAGCCCCAAATAATTTTGTATTATATAGAGCTATTGATGGCGATCCTTCTGACAATCTCCCTGGAGTTAAGGGCATAGCAATAAAAACTGTCAATAAATTATATCCAGAATTATCAGAAACAACTCAATATGATGTTCAATATATAATTGACAAAGCTAAAGAAAATCTTGACAATACAAAATTTGCCATGATATTTAACAATGCTGATATAATAGAAAGAAACCATAAATTGATGCAATTGGCCGAAACAATTCTCCCAGGAGATAAAACTTCGATCGTTGTGGATGTTCTCAATAATCAGAAAATGTCACTATTTGATAGACGAAAATTAAATCAGATGATGGCTGAAGATAAGATGTATATTCAGCAAAGAGGAATGAGCGGATGGTACAGTGTGTATTCAGATGCTGATTCAAGAGCAAGGGTTTTTAATAGAAAATTAATTGAGAGGAAATAATGTGCTTTCAACTCAAGACGTATCAAACATTAAACTATCAGACTATGGCAAGGAATTCCAAAGTAAGCTTTTATTTCTAGTTCTGACTGATAAGCACTTTTTCGAAAACGTATATGATATATTGAATGAAGATCTATTTGAGACATCAGCTACTCAATGGATAACAAAACACGTCAAGCTTTATTATAATGAATATAAGAAGCTACCAGATATTTCAGCATTCAATGCATTTAGAAAGAAAGATCCACTACTTAGTGACATCAATAAAATTGCAATCAAAGATACACTAATTGATGCAATCAGAAATGAACATGCCAACGATCTAGAATGGGTAGCAGACGAATCAACACTGTTTTTCAAAAACAAATTCTTTGAGGTAACTCTCTTTGAAGCAGTTGAACTATTACGAGAAAATAAATTTGATGAAATCAAAGCATTAGTAGATGCTGCTGCTTCTACAGGAATAGACAGAGAATTTGGTCATAGCTATGTAACTGGAATTGACGAACGATATGCAGAAGGTGCAAGAAATACAATAAAAACAGGTTGGGATCCAATTGATTTATATCTCGATGGAGGTATTGGAATTGGTGAGCTTGGAGTTATTCTTGCTATGTCATCAGCCGGTAAAACCTGGGTGCTATGTCATCTTGCTGCTAATGCTTTGCTAGAAGGTAAGAAGGTAATATTCTACACACTTGAAGATTCAGAAACATTTATTTCAAAACGTATAGATTCTATTATCCTGAAAAAAAGCACCAGTGAGATGAAATATCACATTGATGATCTGAAAGAAAAGCTGTCACATTTGGATGACAATCTGATTGTCAAAGAATATCCTCAATTGGTTACAACAACAAATGCCATGGTTGGTCACCTGAATAGTTTGAGATTAAGTGGCTGGTGTAATCCAGAAGGTGGAGAAGAAGATGATGATCTGTTGGTAATTGCTGACTATGGTGATATCTTTGCTCCACTAAAAAGCTTCAATTCAGACTGGCTAAATCAAAAACAAATATATAATGAATTAAAATCATTTGCACAGGTAATGAGAATTAGATTGTGGACCGCTGCTCAGTCAAATATTGGCGCAGAAGGACAGCGTAATATTGAATCAACTAAAATGGGTGGAGCGTATGCAAAAGTTGCCCCATGTAATATTATTCTATCATTATCCAGAAGTACTGAGGATAAGGGAATGGATGTTGCAAGTCTATTTTTAGCTAAGAATAAATATGGACAAGATTCAATTCATTTTCCAGTTCACAATGATAATAATAAAGGTGAGTTCAGAGTATACGATCAAGAAACAGAGCAAGGAAGAGAAATTGCTAAGAAGATGCAAGTGGGTGATGTCGAGATGAAAAAACGTGTCGGTGAAAAGTTCAAACATCTTATGGAAAAAAAGGAATAGGAGAATAAAATGAAATTTAAGAAAATTTGGGAAGGAGATTGGGTTAGCATTGTAAGTCCGGTAGAACATGACTACGAGGCATTGCACGAAATGAATGGAGTTTTAATTGTTCCAATCTTATACGATAAAGATCAGCCTCTAATTGGAATACGAAAAGAGTTTTGTCCACCTTACTTTATTAAAGGACATAAGCCTGACTCAGGTTTATTTTATACTGCCATCTCTGGTGGAGTAGAAGATAAAGAAGATCCAGAAACAGCAGCTTTTAGAGAATTAAAAGAGGAAGCTGGAATTATTCCAATTTCATATTCTGTAACTGAATTATATAAAGAAATCAATTTCGTAAAAAATACTGATGCTTTATCATCATGCTATCTTATGAAAATTTATACATATGACAAAGAAAAGCCTAAAGGCGATGGAACAGAAAATGAAGAAAAATCTAAGACAATCTGGGTAAGCCATAAACGATTGAAGACATTGCTAAAAGAAAAGAATATTGATCTACTATTCCACTTGGTTGGTAGCATCGCAAATGGAGTACTATAATGACAAAATTTGAAGAAGTTAAAAACCAAACTACAGAGGAGTATTTCAATGGAAACCAATTCGCAATCGACGCCTTCAATAGAAAATATAAAATCACAGACACTGAAACTTACGTGGAAGCAATTTGGAGAGTATGCAGAAATATTGCGTCGGTTGAATCTGGAACTCACGCCCAAGAATTTTGGGCTAATAGATGGTTCGATGAAATCTACAATGATTGGTGGCATCCAGCCGGTTCAATTATGCAAGGAGCGGGAGCAAAAAGAAAGATTTCAATGGCTAACTGCACTACACTTTCCCTTGGTGCCCTTGACGAATCCAATGAGTGGGATAACCTTGAATCTATCATAAAGAATGGTGCTTATACTGTAGCAAAAACAGCAGCATATCGACAAGGTCTAGGAATTGATTTTTCTAGATTAAGGCCAGCAGAGATGAAAGTTCACAATTCTTCAAACGAATCTAGTGGAGTAACTCACTGGATGAAACTTATAGATTCTCTAGGATATTTTGTAGGTCAGAAGGGTCGTATTCCTGCAATGTTATTTTCACTCAACATAGGACACCCTGATATTATTGACTTTATTGATGTCAAAAAAGACTATACTCAGATTCAAAATGCAAACATTTCTATCCAGATGACAGATGCTTTTTATAGAGCAGTTGAAAATAATGAAGTGTGGCAAATGCAGTTCATTGTTCCTCCGTATAAAAAGGGAGACAGGATCTACATTGATTCAGAATCAGCTCCAGCATCGTCACTAAAAGATGAATCCGGTAAATCATACAGCATTGCCACTTCAAATTTTGATGGTGAGATTATAAGCAAAGACATGAAAGCAAGAAAGCTTTTGAAATTAATATCAAAAGCCATGCTAAAAAATGCAGAACCAGGGATCCAGAACATTGATATTGCAAGAAGATTTTCAAATTCAGATGCCGTTTATGATAAATATTCAGATTTTGATAGTAGAATTATCTCAACAAATGCATGCTCAGAACAATATCTCAACCGTGAAGGCTTATGTATATTATTATCGGTCAATGCCATAAAATTTGCAATAGGCATGCCTGATGTTACTGAGGAAGCAATGAATCAGATAGCATATTCAATGGTGAGATTCGGAGACAATGTAAATACATTTGAATTAAAAAATAAAACATATGCAACACAGGGACAAAAAGAATCAATCGAGCAATTAAGAAGAGTTGGATGTGGAATTACAAATCTTGCAGGCTATTTATTTGAATGTGGTTTTGAATATGGAAGCGAACAAGGAAACAATGGAGCCGAACGGCTTGTTCATGATTTTAATTATTTTCTATATAAAGCAACCATTGAAATAGGTCGTGAAAAAGGAAGCTTCAAAGCTTTTGACCCAGACAAAATAAAGAAATCAGAATTTATTCAACACATGATGAAACAAGACACTTTTACATTTCCACAGAAATTAAAATTTGATGCTATGAGAAATGTTTGTGTAAGTTCAATTGCTCCAACAGGCACTTTGTCACTTATGTTCAGCAAGTCGGTAATGGGATATGGGATTGAGCCATCATTTGGCCCATACTATTGGAAGAGATCTAGACTTGAAGGTGATTATAAATACTATTTTGTGATACCTAAAGCAATACAAGACTGGTACAATAAGAACAAAGCCGAAGAAATGCCACCTTATGACTATCCCGAATGTATTGAAGATGAATGGGATGGAAATAAAGGGCTAGAATTGGCAAAAAATATTGATGATCTCATGGCGATCAAGGGAGTAGTATTTAAAAAAGATACTGATGTTAATGCATTTGACAAACTAGAATTGATGAAGGGCGTTATGAAGAATATAGACTCATCAATATCTGTAACTTATAATCTTCCTGAGGATGTCAAAGAAGAAGTTGTGTATAAGTTTATATTAAAAGCGCATGAAGCTGGTGTCAAATCGGTAGCAGTATTTCCAGATAGGAAAATGTATGGAATCGTATCAACAATACCTTTTAAAAAATTAGCTGTTTCATTGCAGGCGGAGGGTGTTAAATTACATGACCAAAACTTCTCAAAGGATGAATCCAACGAGTTGAATATTGTTGCTGACAATGTGTCAGTATCGGGAGCACCAAAGCGACCTACAAAAATGGAATCGGATATTTATGCCGTGACAGTTCGTGGTGAAAAATTCGTATTATCTGTTGGTCTATTAAATGGAGCACCTTACGAAATGTTTGGTGGACATATGAACGGACTAGATTTCAAATTCAATAAGAGATCTGGCTGTGTTGAAAAAGTTAGTCGTGGCGTTTATAAATTGGAATTCGATGATCATGTAGTAGAGGATTTCAATAAACAATTTACACCAGTTGAGGTCCTTATGTTTAGAATGATCTCAATGAACTTGCGTCATGGAGTGCCAATAAAACATATTGTCGAACAGCTTGAAAAGAGTTCAGATGATATATTGTCATTTTCAGCAGCGGCAAGTAGAGTACTAAAGAAATATATACAAGATGGAGAGCAGGCAACTGGAGTTGAATGTCCAAGCTGTCATAATACAAATAGCCTAGAATATCAAGATGGATGTGTTACGTGTTCAATTTGTGACTGGGGAAAAT